AAGTACTTCAAGAAGGGTCCGGGCGTTAAGAAGGCGGACTGCGTGATGGTGGAGGTCATCGAGCAAGAGTATCTGGTCCCGGAGACCGGCAAGCCTTTGGCCTTGGAAGACCATCAACGCCGCATCCTTAATCACTTCTTCACCCCCATCAATGGGCGGCTGCGGTACAACACCTTCGTCTACAGTTGCCCCAAGAAGTCGGGTAAGACGGAGGTGGCGGGTGCCATCATGTATGCGTGGGCCAAGTGCTATGGGGGCGATTGCTACAGCATTGCCAATGACTTGGCCCAGGCCCAGGAGCGGGCCTTTACGCGGGTGGTGGGATCGCTGAAGACCTTGAAGCGGGAGCATGAGGATCGCTATACGGAGGAGGTCGCCCCCGATTACCACAAGGTCACAGCCAAGCGGGACCGGGACGGCAACACGCAGATACACATGGCGAATGGAGCTCGTATCCTGGCGATCCCCTGCGATCCGTATGGCGAGGCGGGTGGTATGCAGTCGTTGACAGTGTGGGACGAATTGTGGGGGTATCGCCATGAGAACGCGTGGAAACTATGGACGGAAATGCAGCCACTGCCTCGCGGCGTCGGCGGCTTGCAAGAGTCGATACGGTTCATCGTGACCTATGCCGGGTGGTATGGCGAGTCGGAACTGTTGTGGAACGTGTATGAGGAGATCGTCCAGCCGGATGAGAACGGCAACCCCACCGGCGAACGCGTCAAGCATATGGAGGACTTGCCCCTCTATGTGAAGGACAAGACGTGCGTCTATTGGGACCATGAGGCCCGTATGCCGTGGCATACCCCCGAATTCATGGAGCAAGCGAAAAGCGACCCGGCATTGAAGGGGCGGGCGTCGGAGTACCTCCGTATCTGGGAGAACCGCTGGACGACGGGGTTGGAATCCTACATCGACATGGAACTCTACGACCAGTTGGTGGCGCGTGGGGAGGCGGAGGGTCTTACCAACCGCATGGATGGGTTGCTCGTATGACGACGGCGATACAGGTGGGCCGCATCGGCCCGGAGAAGACCGGCCATATAGAGGTCGGCGCTTTCTATCTGGTGCGCGGCACCGACAGTTTCGGTGAGGCGATACCGGAGCAGATCATCCGCGTCGAAAGCAAGCCACGGTATCCCTTCGTCGCTTCGCCCAATCCGGTGGTCAAGGCGAGTGTGTGGATGGCGCTACCCGGCTTCGATGGTCTCCTGCACTTCCAGCAGCATGACTACCCCCTCTCTCTGGTCAACACCACCGATCATGGCAGTGTCGGTTGGCATGACCGGCACCTTGAGCGCGTCGATCTAAACACCCTCTTGCATCACCCGGACTACGGACCCCTTGCCCGCGACATGGTAACGCGAAACAGGATGATCATTCGATGAACGTGATACTTACGCCTCAAGAAATGTATCTGGCAGCATCGGTAGGGATGATGCGGCAAGTCACGAACATCCGCGATAAGCGGCAGCACCGGTATGGTGCCGATCCCAAGGAAGCGTGGACGGTCAACATCGAGGGGGCGTGTGGTGAGGCGGCGGTAGCGAAGGCGTTGGGGATCTACTGGAACGGTGCCCTCGGCAACTTCAAAGCCAAGGATGTCGGACCGCATCAAGTGCGGACAACGACGCACCCCGGTGGACACCTACTGCTACATAAGGAGGATGCGGACGAAGACCTCTTCCTCCTTGTCACCGGCTTTGCTGGCGACTACGTGATACGCGGCTGGATACAGTGCTTCGAGGGGAAGAAGGAAGAGTACTGGAAAAATAACTTTGAAAATCCAGATCGATCTTGCTATTGGGTGCCGCAACAGGCACTGAATCCTATGGACACCATGGGGCGAGAGTGATGGTTGAAGACCCGATTCTACACATAGGCGTCGACATCGCAACTAAAAGGGACACCAGTGCCGTCGCGGCGGTATATAAGCACCCCTTTAGGAACCAGTATCACTTGTGGGGGTGCAAAATCTTCAAACCGCCGGTAAATATCCACAAAACGGTGGTGGAATTGTTGATAAAACTGCTCGAAACGGAGCGTATCGCGCAGATACAGTACGATCCCTACCAGTTTGCCTCCGAAGCGCAGCGTTTAGCCGATGCGGGGTACGAACGGATGGTGCGGGAGGTTAATCAGCAGACCGAAATGGTCGAATTCGCCAATACGCTCGATACCCACATCAAAAACGGCACCCTGCTCTTTTACCCCGATGCAGAATTGCGGTCTCACTTTAGTTGGGCGGCAGCGCAAAACACCGAAAGGGGGTGGCGCATCATCAAGCGGCGGCAGTCGCGGCAGATCGATGCGGTTGTCGCCATAGCGATGGCGTTATCGGGCGCTACCGCAGACGTAGGATACCTCAATCACCCGGTTTTCAACGAGGAGACCCATTCCCGGTCCCTGGTAGGTCTGCCATGATTCACCTGACGAGCCAGATACGCAACCGACAGATCGAAGTCGTCTACCACCTTGAGTCGGAGGACCGCAAACTCAACCGCACCGACGGCGAAATCTTTCGCTACGAGCTCTCCCGCACGGCACTCGGCCTGGGGATAGAGGATCAAGTGGCTTTTATCTGCGTGGTGGGGGAACGGACCTACTGGCACCCGGATAGCAAGGGCAGACCGGAGCGGTTATACGTGGTTTTGGACGAAGCGGAACCTCGCACCCCGGCAGACCTCTTCGAGAAAGCCGTCGAATACAAGGATCGCTACCTGACCCACATGGTGTACATGCCGGACCAGCCGGATGCCTTAGTTGAAGCGGCGAGGCGGCATGAGGGACTGACCTACTACCAGTTTCAAGACCCTTTTGTGAATCGGGAACGCTGGCCCACCTATGTGGATGCCTACACGCGGGCCGGACTGACCGAACTGAAGGTGCCGGGGGCGGCAACCCTCCATGGCGACCTCGAACTGCTGATGAGTACGGAGGTCTTGGACCCGGCAACCAACAAAGCGTTATCGGATCGGCCCGGACCGGGGGGTCGTCCCATCCACAAACTGCTTTTTCCTGGCGATTTCCCCACGGCCCGCACCCGCACTGCCGTCCGGCAGGGACTGCTACCGCTTTGCCGCCCCTTGTGGTGCGCGGTGACGGGCCTGGAGCGCAGTCAACCCAAACCCCCGAAACAGGAGGGACCGATAGAGGTGCCGCAGGGCGGGCATCCGGTCACAGGCTACTGATGACCCTATCTGACTTGTTCAAGCGGCTGGATTGGAGTGGCGTCGATGCCGGTCATAGGCAGTGGGAGGCGGATCACGACGAGGCGATACGCTTAGACCCCGATGCCGTGCATCAGCACCGCCTCGAACGCGTCTACCATGCTATCGATGCCCTCCAAAACGACGGTGACGAACGGCACTGGTGGGCGCTGCCGTCCACGATCCGGCAACAGATTGCCGATGTCTACTCGCAGATGGGACTCCTCGGTGATACGCAGTAAGGTCACAGAAACCCAGTTGCGGCGCGTCTGCAAGATGTACAGTAAGAACATCGAAGCGGCACGGGCGTTGGGTATATCGCAACCCTGGTTTCACATCCTCTGCGAACGCTACGGCATTGCCCGTCCAGTGGCGGGCAAGAGACCCCCAAAAAAAACCGGGAAACAGGCTTGACAAGTTATTGCGGGCACCACGTAGGTCGATAATATGGCGACATCCAGGGACACAACGAATCGTCAAGTTTCAAGGTTGCTTGACGCTCGACAGAAGGGTTCTGCTGGTCGTACCGATGCCTATATGACGACCAATCTTGATAAGGAAGAACTCAACAGCTTGCGTCCCATGCTGGACAAGACCTTGGGAGCACCTCGTGCTGGACGGCAATGGATTATCCAAAAGAACGAGGATGGCACGATTGATGCGACTCTGTTTGATAACAAACGGATGACCGGCATTACACGTCGCACCTTGAGCAATCAACCATCCATAGCTACCGCGCCAGCAGAAGAGGATGTGTCGCCTACGCGTCCTAGCGCACCGATGACGTTTGCCGAAGATCGACTGCGGGGTCCAGATGCACCGGAATCGTCGGGCGTCGATCTGTCGGGAATGGCACCCAGGCCAAACGTGCCTATGCGCTTTCAAGAGCAAGCAGATCGCCCGGATGACGTATCGAACTTGCCGGTGGATCTGGCGTCGCTGGCACCCAAAACGCAATTGCCTGTTCGCCGCTACGAAGCGGAGAGACCGGACACGGTTGATCGCGCCATGAGTTCGTTGGAATCGGAGCGAATGCCTTTCGCTACGGCACCGCCCGATGCTTTGGATACACCAACGACCAAGGTGGACAACCCCGAACCGGTAGTATTGGATGCGCCAAAAGAAGAAACACCAGATGTAAAGAAGGTGGAATCGTCGAAGACGTTGACGGAGGTGGTGCTGCGGTCTCAAGACGCTTTAGGCACGTACTCCTCTCCGAAGAACGAAGTGCTCGTTACGAACGAAGCACTGGAAGAGGCGGAAAGTCCAGAACCGACACCTCCATACAGGTTGGTTATCGACCCCAATCAAAATCGGGCCGAAATACTGGATGCGGTGGGAAATGCCATAGAAGATTTTGCGGTAGGCACCGGAGACACTACAGGTACCCGATACGGTAAAAAGTACTTTTCTCCTGTAGGAACGTGGCGCGTCGTAAACGAAGTGCCTTATGAGCAAATGGAAGGTAGTTATGGTCCCATATGGATGGGACTGACGGCTAAAAGCTATGGCTTGCATGGCCCTCATGCGGCGGCAGACGTTGCTCCCAGCGGCGACGAATTTGTCAATGAAGGATTCGTATCGCATGGATGCATCCGGTTCACTGAGCGGGATATGTTGAAGGTCGGTGAATACCTCGACGTTGGCGCAACGGTGGAGATCCTACCGTATCGCACTCGTCCATCCCACCGTGGACCGCTTAGAGTGGTAGGCAACTAATGGCGGCACCTCAATTCGCTACGCCCGAACCCGTAAGGTTCAGCGAAGAGGAGAAGGACAAGATCCTCGACCTTGTCGGTGACCTGTATGACGATGGTGTGCAGGGACGGTTGGAGTGGGAGGGCAAGCACGAACTATACGACCAGATGTTCCGGGGCAAAACGGAACCGCGATCTGGTCCTTGGGAGGGTTCGTCGGACCTCCACGTCCAGATGCCGTACTGGTTGGTGGACTCTGTCAATGTTCGCCTCACGGCTGGCGTCTATAACCAGACGCCCCTCGTCGGTGGGCTCGCGGAAGAGGATGCAGACCAAGAGACCTTCAAAAAAGCCGCGAACCTCGTAGAGTACGACCTCCAGGCCAAGCGCATGAATGCGCGGGCCATGTGGAACAGGGCGTCTAAGATACGCCTTATTCACGGGTGCAGCGTATCCCTCCTGTCGTATGCCGCAGACACCTACAAATACCGCACCAAAGATGTCGTACCGGAAGTCGTAGAGGACGAAGACGGCGTCGCCCGCCTCGTAGACTCGGAGCAGATACGCGAAGAGGAAGGCGTCTTCTACGACGGGCCCGTTATGACACCGCTGGAATGGGACGACTTCGTCGTGCCTACCTCCGCGATGAATTGCCAACCTAATCGCCCGTCCAACCCCGGTGGTGCCGATTGGGTCATCGTAAGACAGTGGGAACCCCTTTCACTGCTCTTTCAAAAGGCTCAATCGGCCTACATCGACATGGAGGAGGACCGCGACTTCTGGATCAACGCGGCCCCGTCCCAGGATCGGAGTAATACCGCCGGTACCGGCCAGAACAACCGGCGGGTGCGTCAACAGGATGGACGCGACGGTCTCAACCGGTCCCACAACTCCCACGACAAAGCCTCGGCGCGTCCCAACCCCGAATTCGAGGTGATGACGTATTTCGGTCCCTACCCGGACCCGGAGACCGGCGAAGACGAGGAAATGGTCATTTTCCTCACCCGGTCACCCAAGATGGTTTTGGGTGCCTTCCGATTGTCGGACCTCTACTACCGGGGCCACCGCCCCTTGCTGGAAATGCATTACCAGACGGTCTCCACCCGTTTCTACTCGATGGGCATCATGGAGATCGTCCAGCATTTGAGTGCGGAACTGGACACGATCCACAACATGCGGCTCGATGTAGGCTTCGCCACCAACTTGCCCTTCTTCTTCTACCGGGCAAGTGCCGCCTTCGACCCGGACGAGGTCGAACTGCGCCCGCTCAAGGGCATACCGGTAGACAACATCGGGGATGTGCAGTTCGCGGCGATGAGCAACGTGACCAGTTTCTACGCCCAGGAAGAGCAGATGCTCTACACCCTCGTAGAGCGGGTCGTAGGGGTCACGGACCTCTTCTTAGGGATATCGCCCACGCGGGGTGCTGCGGCCCGTCATGCCACCGGTTTCGTCGGCACCCAGCAAGAGGCACTGGCGCGAACGAGCGAGATCCTCAACCAAGACGCGGAAAGTTTCTCCTTTCTCTGCCGGTTTATCTACGACCTCGAAATGCAGTATGGCCCGGAGGAACGCGTTTTTCGCTTGCAGGGCGAAAGTGGCCCGCAGACGATGGACTTGAACCGCGATGCCCTCTGGATGCAGGGGGAATACGACTTTCGGCTGGGTGCCAACCAGGGCACCTACTCGGCGCAGGTACAGCAACAGCAAGCGCAAGCTATGCTCCAGATGGCGGCGGCATCACCGCTCGTCAACCAAGACCCCGGCAGACGGTGGGAGATCGAGGCGTTTTACTTGCGGTCTATCGGCATCCGCGACCCAGAGACCTACATCGGTCCCAAGGCGGCAATCGCGCAGACCAACCCCCGGAGTCAGGACGAGGAAAATGGCGAAATGGCGCAGTTCCTCTATGGTCTGAACGGACCGGCACCGGTACACCCATCCGACAACGACCAAGAGCATCTGGCGCAGTTGATGGAATTTATGAATTCGTCCGAATACACCGCGCTAGGCCGTCCCAATGAGGAAGGCTACTTGGCCCACTTTGCCCTACACCAACGCCAGATGCAAGCCAAGCAACTGCAAGCGCAGATGCAACAGCAGATGGCGATGGGTCAGCAGCAGGGCGGACAACCCGGACAACCGGGGGAACCGGGCCAGGGAGGCGGTGGTCCGGCCCCCGGTGGTCAGGACCGCATGATGGCGCAGATGATGAATCAGTCCGGCGGCAACATACCGGGACTCGGCGCGGATCAGCAACCGCAAGCGTCGATACCTAACCCGCCGACGTTTCCGACGAGTTGATCGATCCCAAACGCAAGCGTGAGTGGCGCGACTTCACCACCCACAATGTGTGGAAGGATATGCTCACGGAGCTCGGCCAGATGGAAGCGAGAGAAATAGGGCAACTGATCGACATCACCCGGCAGGGGTCGCTGGAAGAAATCAAACATCAAGCCGGGATCATCGACGGCATACAACGGACGATCAAATTTTTGATCCATAAGGCCGAACAGGCGAGGGACACCTAATCATGCCAAATAGAGCAGCAGACATCATGCGATTGATGCAAGGGACAATGGGTGCCGGTGGTGCTCCTCAGAGTAGGCTAAGTTCTAATGATTTGGGTAGAGTGATGGCTCCACCAACGCCGCCCGCTGCAACCTTTGCCGACAACATGGACCCGGAGCAGTTGCGGCGTCTGATGCAAATGATGAAAAGTACGCAGGGCAGAATACCTGGGAGCACGGGTCCGGGCGGATCTATGCTGAATGACTCACTTTTCCAGAATTTGGCATGGACAATGAACAATCGACGCGAGGGTCAACCGTGGTCAATGATGGCACCAGATACTGCGGCTGAGTATAAATCGCAGGGATTGACGGTGGCACCCTATTCAATCACTCCAGAGGGGCGACGTTTCGGTGCCAGTGGACAAGCGTTCCGACAGGAAGATCCCAGGATGGTAGCGCGGGAGCAACAGAGAACGATGGGTCGCAGATGATCGAGGACGGTCTCGACCCCCGCGTCCAAGATACGGTCGCCCGCAACATGATCAATCACGGGCAGTACTTCTTGGTCTCCTTCCATCGGGGCGACGAGCCGGTAGTGGTATTTAGAGGTATGGATGAGAAACGATTCACCATCGTGCAGCATGAGTTGAAGGCTGCACGTCAACCCGTCACCTAACCCAGGAGGTGCATTGTGCCATCGGGAAACAAAATGTACGGCTCGAAGACGCCCCGTAAGGCGTCCTCGGTCAACAAAGGCGGCACCAAGGGGACCAAGGCGAAGAA